TTACTGATTTTCACACCTGCCTTACGGAGTGCCTTAATCCTTTCTACACCGCTTGTAAGGGCCAATTCAAGGCGCTTAACGGTGTTTTCAACCCCTAGGTCGGCCTTACCGAGTTGCCAATCGGCCATCATAAATAAAAAGGCGGTGTCTCCGCCTCTCTTTTTGACCTTTAATACAGGTTTCTTGCTTATTTCTTTCTCAAGTTTCGCTACAAACCTGTCTCTTCCAGGATTTTTTCGCTTTACAAGGCCTTTAAACGCATAAAATGTGACAACTTCACCACCCTTTAGCTGACTATTCCAGGAACTTGCTCTAACTTCCCCTTCTATTTCGTAGTGTTTAGGGTCAAAACCCCATTGTTTTAGTATTTCATCAAATTTACTTTTGTAATTTGGGTCTGTTCCTACGTGAGTTATCTCACCTCTGCCTAATGGCTCATCGAATTCGTATCTCGGTTGCCAACCGCTAGGATAATAGTTATTTCCTAGATCTTTTTCTTTGGTCATCTGACCTCCCTGCCTGTATTTTATTAAAATGTTTACAATCTTTATTGAAACAAATCAATACACTATTGATATTTTCTAGATACTTCCCACAACCTGGGCACGAAATTCTCAATCGGTTTCGTTAATATCCTTGAATATATCATTAATTTCCCATTTTAGTTCTGCTTCATTCCTATCGTTAGGATACCTACCAGGGAAATTATCTTTATAAACTTGGATTGTACTTTCTGTCATGTATAATGCCTTCTGCATTTGCTTGGTTAACTCTAGGGGGTCCATTGATTCTCTCATTTTTATATATAATGCTGTAATAAATAAAACAATATCAGCAACACCTACATCTTCAGGCCATTCTTCTATAACTTTTGAGAAGCTTTCCATTGCAGCTCTAGTGAATGGTAATTCATTAAGATGATAAAATTCATCAGGGCTTTCATATATATCTGCCATATTGCTAGGATAGTCTATCTAGAGACGAATGGAGAACAATGTTTAATAATTCTAAAGATTCACTTTATTTAATGAGCACAGTATGGGCCAATAACGGTGGAGGATTTGCCTTTATATCTACTAAAGGAAAAAAATGGAACGATAAAAAAATTTCTTGGGATGATTACGCAGCTATAAAAGAACATCTTGAAAATCAAAATGAGGAAGAAGATATATATTGGACTCCTTTATGTTTTAATGATGCTGACTCAAGAAAATCAATAAATGTTAAAGACAAGCAAGGTTGTTTATTTGTAGATATGGATGAGCTTGATGTCAAATGGAGTGGTGGAATAAAACTAGCGCCTGAACCATCTATTGTATGGACTACCAGTAAATCTAGGTGGCAAGGGATATGGCTGTTAGATTCTTTGGTGTCTCTAGAAATTCAACAAGATCTAAACAGAAGGTTGGTTTACCACTTAAATGCGGATAAGGGTGCTTGGGACAGCGCAAGAGTATTGCGAGTGCCCTTATCTGTTAATGCAAAAAGAGGCGGAGAAAAAGGAACTATAGAAAAATATGATTCAGAATGCACATACACCATAGATGATTTTGATGCAATTCCTAATTTAAAAACTACAGAAGTTGAAGCTCCAAGAACTATACCTAATGGCGAGTATGAAATTAAAATTGACGAGCTACCTTTAGAAGTTCAGTATTGGGTTACTATGACATCAAAAGAATATGCTAAGCATACAGATGTAGACCGTTCTCGTTTAATATTTTCTCTAGCTTTAAAATTAATTAAAAATAAATATTCTATCGAAGAGACTTTTGCAATACTCAATCCTACACCTTTTAATAAATTTAAGAATAGGCCTGAAACATTAATGCAACAAATACAGAAGGCTAGCACTGGTTATCCTTACTAGTCACTATTCCCTACTAGACATTTATAAACGATCAAAAATTTTTTTAAGTTATACACCTAGAAATATATCTAGGTGTATAACATTATTTATTTAGAATATCCAACTTTCATGCATTGTATCCTCAACAATTACTGGACATTCAATTCCAAATGTATCAAAATATAAATCAGCGTACTCTGCCTCATCTAAATTTTGTACTTTATTTAATTTGATTTTATTTTTACTAGCTAACTTGTTATCAACTTTATCTGTTCTATAAGGACTTATAATTATATCCTCATAATCATTTCCTCTTAACCAAACTTCTAAATTTTGGTCAAATGGTTGAAAAACATTAGCAGGTAATGTTTCATCATCGTGTGGTGTTTCCTCAATAGAATCATAATCAGGTCTTAAGTTCCAATTATAACAAACATCAGTAACATAAGTTTTTTCCTTATATGAATCATTAGAAAACCATACACGATTTTCTTTTTCACCTAAATCTCTATTAATAATATAACTATTTCTTTTTAATTTAGGATTAACTGTTAAGAATGCTAATTTATCACTCTTAATTATTTCTCCAATTAATTTCCTAGTAGTTACATTATCTAGAAATTCTGGTTTTAACTGTTTTAATAATGCTTTATTAAATATTCTTGTATCACTAACTTTATTTGTAGCTTCAACACAATTTAATATTCCATTATGTGCAAAAACAGTATCATTACTTATTTTGAATGGATGACAATTATCTAAATCAGTTTTACCTGATGTAGCAATTCTACAATGAATTAATATATCGCTATCTTTACAAAATTTACTTTGTACTTCTAACGCTTTATTAATAAATTTTTCATTATCCATAGTTTTATATGTTTTAATTTTATTATCTTGAATCCACGCTATTCCACTTCCATCTGGATTGTTATTAGTCATATTTTCAAGAGTATTTTTATTAATTTGCTTACCTGCTGGTATCATTGCAATAATACACATTATCTTTCCTCCATTTCTGTGTATTCATCATTTCCTAACCAACCTCTTGATGTCAAGAAATTAAATAAATTTTTGTATGTATTACGATAAGCTCGTATCCATAACAAAAAATATTTAGCTTTATGTCCATTATCTCTAGACATATCTTGATAACTTAATTGTGTTACAAAATGATATAAAGCTTGTGTAAATTCTAGATTCTTTAAAAGTCTTTCAACTTTTAAATTAGACCTAAAATATCTAAGCTCTACTGTATCACTTCCAACGTGCACAGCTCCTCTAGTTCCGCTATTACTTTTGTAATAAGCAAATCTAGCTACTTCATCTGGTTTCTGTAGATAACACCATTCACTATCAGAACCAATTGAACGTTGTGCAATAGTTGCTATTAATTCAGGATTTTCATAATGCATAGATAAAAATGCATAATATTGATATGGATTATCAATAGTTTGTTTATCTATATGAATATGTGCTCCACAAGGGCCATAAAATCCTTTTGCGTGTTCTGAATATACATCAAAACTATTGAATAAATATTCAGCTATAGCAAATCCCATTTTATATGCTCTAAGAGTCATAGGTGCACTAACAAATTCAATATCAACTGATGAATCAGCTTTTGCTATCCATACTCTTTTACCTTGTGTTCCAACTGCACCAAATGATAAATTAAGTTCAGCAAGAAATCTAAAAGAATTTTCCTCCCATTTTCTAATTTCATTATTATTACCACAATCGTAAATTCCTGAGAATGCATTTGCTTCCTCATCGCAAGTTGTGTCCTCATAACAAAATGTTTCACGATTATAACCATTATCATAATCATATTCTGCACAACCATCACATTGCCAACCAGTTTGGTCTTGTTGAGATAGTCTAGAAATATATTCCAATTCAATTCCCATTGGAATATATTGCAATAATGATGGCATAGTGTTACCTTTGATATGTTGTAAATGGCTATAAGGTGATGAATTTATATTGTTAATATAATTTCTAGATTTCCATTCATATATGTTATACCAAATAAATTCACCTATATCAGGGTCAAAATCTAGGACATCATTACCAAATGGTTTATGTCCATAACTCATTGGAATACATCTCTGCACTCCAATTTGACAATATTGTCCTTTTTTAACAGCTAAAGGATGGTGTTGCCTATAACTGTCTATGGGTATATTATTAGTATTACATATATTTTTAGGAATACTATTTTCATCGTATGCATATTTAATTCCTTCAAGCAACTCATTAAATTTAGATTCAGCTAATCTATTTTCACTAACTAGCCTTCTAAATTCTCTAGGAATTACTTCCTCGAATTGAGTTGCTTGATGGTTATCTTTAATTCGTGGCATTTTGTGCCTCGATTCGTGATACTTCAGATATTATTTCAGATAACTTTTCTTGTCCTTCAATAATATCTTTATCCATTCTAAAGAATCTATCATCAGATAGATATAGTTCAGTTAATGAGTTAACTGCTAAATCCCTAAGTTGTGCAGGATTCTCAGTATTATCTACCATTTTAACAGCTAATCCTTTAGCTACTAATTTACTCACTTTCTTGGCCATTTTTATCCTCCATTTTTATATGTATATCAACTAATGCATTGATTAGTTCATCTACAGTATCACTAGATAGTTCATATTGTTTTACAGTTTCACTATCTCCCCATTCAGTATCTTGCACATTTCTAACTTGCAAAACAAGTTTATTATTTCTTATCTTGCCTCCTAGATATGTGCCATAGATACCTAATACATTTTCAGTAATTTTAACTTGGAATGTATTCGGCATATTTTCCTCCATTTCTGATTTCTCAAATGCTCTTTTTGAGAAACTCATTTATTTATTTTGGTTTCTTTAATAATATCTTTTATGCCTTCAACTATGATTGCCATCATATATCCGAACATAAAAGTAATTATTAATCCTTGAACACTAAACATTTACTATCTCAGCAAACTTAGGTGCATTATGCATTGCGTCTGCTAATGATGTGTAGTATTTAGTATTTTCACTCGTGTCAGGATTTAACGTATCATCGTGAGTGTTTGTATATTGTAACTTGATGAGATTATTAACTTCATCAAGATACCAATACCAATATGTATATTCCATATATTTTTTCCTCCATTTTTAGTTACTAGGTATTATTTCTAACACCTAGTAACAGTGTAGAAAGGTATAGGTCTATCCCATACCAGTGAATACATAACGTTGTGTGGATATTCTGGTTATCTATTACTTTGTTATGTATTCACTGCTATGTGCCATTCCCATACTCAACAATAATTATATTGGGCTAAAAAAAATAACTATATAGATTCTCATTTAAAAAAAATTTTTAAGTGTGTAGACACCTAAACAGATGCCTACACACTTAGGGGAATTATTGAAAGTCTACAGCTTTAACTTCAATAATGTTTTGATAAACAGTTGAACCACCTGATTTGTAGTTATTTGCTCTTAACCTACCAGTTAATTCAACTTTTAAATTAGCGTCATACCAATTGTCGACATTTTCTTGTGATTTAGTCAATTTATCTAAAATGTCATTAACATCAGCATTATCTGTATGTATTTCTACTCCAAATGAATTGACAAATCCTTTGCCATCGTAGTCTGGTTTAAATAAAACTCTATTTAGATAACCAGAATTTACTTTGCATTTTTCAATGTCAGCAGTTTGTAGACTACCAACTAACTTAATTTCGTTCATTTTGAACTCCTTTTAATCAACACCAAGTTTCTCTTGGATAACACGCCTCAAGCGAACCGATCAAGGAAGAAGTCAAATCGATAGCCGAGGAACGAGGGAAGTTAGAATTTCTGCTCTGACTGGCCTGTAACCAATGAGGAATGGGGTAGGTAGCGGAAAAGTAAAAGATTGCAGGCCACAAAAGAGTAGAAATTGTTACCTATCGATTTTACTTATGCTTGGTCGTCTTGTTCGCTAAGGTGGTGTTAACCGAGAGAGAGAGTAGCCACAGTTACGTCAAAATTGAGCACTAAACCAAATTGAGTCTACCTCAATTTGAGAGATTTTTTGGTCAAGGTTTTTGATCTTTCAAAAAGCTTATACGAATGTGAATATATATAGTTGTTTTTTTTAGCCTCCGAGATAAACGAAGCAGCGAGCGTAGCGAGTGAATAGATTTATCTCAAGGGAAGGGGATTTGGACACTCAGAGAGAATTAAAGCCAAACGACAAACATAAAATCCCATTCCCAACCTTAGAGAAAGTCCCCACATTAATTTTGCGAAAACCCTTATATTTAGATAAAAACCCTATATAAATGCTTATATATAGCTATATATTGACTTATTTAATTAATACCCCCTTAAATTAACCTATCCCTTTAGTCCCTTAGTCCACCCTAAAGGGTGGACATAAGTGGACTAACTCTGGCATTCGAAAAACCGTACTAATCATAGGCTTTATTGGATATACCCAATGCCTAATTGTGAAAGTTAGTCCAGAAAAAACTGGACTAACTTTTTAGTCCAATTAGTCCAAAAAAAGTTGTACTAAAAACGTAGGAAGTCTATTATTGAATTAGAAAAATTCTATGTTCATTCATATAATTTTTCTCCTTTAAAGCAGCATAAAGAAATAAAGAGTTGGACAGCCCCCAACTCTTTTTTCTTTTGGTTGCATAATTATTTTCTATTACTAGTATTACAGAAATAATGGAGGAATAAAATGCTACAACCAGAGAAGTTAAAGCTATTACTAAAACATCATAGAAAAGAAGAAACATACAAGCCCCTCTCGGCAATCAAGGGATCTGAAGTCACAAAGTTAAAACCACCTGATTGGCTAATTGAGGATTTTATCATGGAAGAAGGTTTTACTGTTTTACATAGTGATGCTGGTGTAGGTAAGACATTTTTGGCCCTTGATTGGGCTAACACTATTGCTAACGGCTGGTCTTGGTTCGGTAGGGAGACAGAAAAAACTACCGTACTGTATGTACTTGCTGAAGGCATTGGGTACTTGGGTGCTCGTGTAACCGCCTGGAAGAACAAGCGAAACTCCTCCATGTTTCCGCCTGTCTTCTATTACACGAGTGCCGTACCCTTATTTGCTCCACCTGGAAAAGTTCCTACGTCAGAACAGTTAGATTTTTTAGATCTAGTGGAAAAAATTAATCCTGGCCTTATAGTCTTTGATACATTGCAGAGATGTACTGTAGGTGCAAATGAAAACCTACAACAAGATATGGGCCAAGTAGTAGGTATGATAGATACACTTAGACAAAATTTCGGTGCTGCCATTCTAGCAGTGCACCACGACACAAAATCTGGAGAATCTATGAGAGGTTCATCTGTTATAAGGGCCTCTGCGGATACGACTATACAGTTAACTGCTAGTGGGGAAGCTTTTATTGAAATGACCTGTACTAAGCAAAAGGATGCTGAACCATTTAAACCTTGGTCTATGGTTATTAGTGCTGATATGGAATCAGGTTCTGCGTACCTTACTGCTTATCAACAGGGAGTTAAAGCTAGAGACTTTACCTTACTTAAGGCTTTGGCTGATATTACTACTCATAGAGGAGAGAAATTCTTTAATAAGGCCTGGAGAGAAGCTGCAAGTCTAGAGGGTGGAAAATTTGAGCGTCCTAAAGCTCAGTTGATTAGAGACGGTTTTGTAGGGCAAGAAGGAGAAGGTAGGTCAAAACAGTACTTTGTGACTAAAGAAGGTTGGGATATCATAGAGAAAGAAAGCGAAAGGCCTTTACCTAAAAGGGAACAAGGTAAATTGTTAGAAGAAGACGAGTAATCTAGTATAGTGAGGTTATGTCAAAAGAAGTAAAAGCAGGCAGACCAAAGAGGTCTAATGCAGACCTGCTTTCAGATAGGTCTAAAGTACAAGCACAGATATTTGGAGCCAACAATGAAATACATACCTTCGATAAAGATGTCGAAATTTATCTCCCTCCGCCGCCAGCCAAGAAGGGTACATCTCTCTGGAAAGCTTGGGCTATGGAATGTTTCTTGGAATGTATTAGATATGGGCTTACATATTCCGAAGCGTGTAAGCGTATTGGTGTCACGAGAAAGTGGTGGGAGGAAAATTCCCAAAGACACCCAGATTGGGCCGCTGAAGCACGTGAAATACGAAGTGGAGATTCTGTTAAAGATTCCTACCCAGATTTATCGCAGATGGATTTTTCCGAATTCTGCAAGTTATATTTTAACGTGGAGTTTGCGCCGCATCAGACGGAGATTGAAAATTGCCTCGCTGATCCGAAAGGAAGGCTAGTATTAGTTTTAGGACACCCTGAATCTGGAAAGTCAACGCTTTCCGCTTTATGGTATCCTGTATACAAAATGTGCCAAAACCCAGACATTCGAATAGCCCTGGTTACGAAGTCTGGGGAAAAGGCACAAGACTTACTCAACAGAATTAAAAGATATTTAACTGACCCGCATTTATATAAAGACTGTGAGAGGAATCTTATAGAAGACTTTAATGGATTTAAGTCTCAAAAGTCTGATGGGTTTAGTTGGTCTAAAGATCAGATTACAATTCGACAAAGAGAATCTGGTGAGAGGGACCCAACCATACAAGCTCTATCTGTAGGTAAACAGATTTATGGTTCTCGTCTAGACTTATTAATTCTTGATGATGCTTTAACTCTAGAGAACCAACAAACAGATATTAGAAGAAAAAGAATTGATGAATGGTTTACCCAGGAGGCAAGGTCAAGGGCCCAGAGAGGACAGACCTTAGTAAATGGAACTAGGATTCACCCATTAGATAATTACGGACAATGGAAAGAATCTTGGAAAGACCATAAAATTTTTCGCCACGTATCAATACCTGCAATTTTAGAAGAACATACTGATGGAGAGAAACCTAATTGGAATGAGTATTGGTCTTTAGATGGTAAATGGGAGTATGACCCAACGATTGATACAGAAGTTTTTATCCCTGGACTAAGAGATATTAGAGATGAGATTTCTTCCAGAGATCCTCTGAGATGGAAACTTGTGTATCAACAAGAAGATGTTCAGAATGCAGAAGCAATTTTTAAGCAAGAACTTATTGATAACGCTTTAGAGCTAGGTGCCAATAGAACTATCGGTCAGGTTTTTCCTGACGAGATTTTAGTTCTAGGAGTAGATCCAGCAACGACAGGTAGAGCTGCGTCAGTTCTTTTGGCGTACAATCCAGAATCTGGCGTACGAACTGTTGTAGATATTTTTGTTGGACATAGACTTGGTGCTACAGGAGTTAGAAATAAATTACTATATGAGTTTTGGGAGAAGTATAAAGATCACCGAGTTGCATACTCAGTAATTGAAACAAACTTTGCACCAACACTTCTTGGAGATGAGACTGTTAGAAATAGAGCTAACTGGGCAGGAACAAGAATGGTAGAACATAAAACAGTAGGTGTTGGTAGCAAGAGAGGTTCTAAGTGGGACGAGGAATATGGTATTGGTGCTATGCAGGCTTTGTTCTATAGCGGACTTGTTGCGTTTCCTTCTGCTACTATTTCTGATAAGCAAAAGCTTGAACCTTTGATGGATGATATGCTAGTATTCCCTTGGGCTAAAGAGCAGGACGCTTTGATAGCTTTTTGGGTCGCAAATGGCGAATGTAAAAGTTCGTCCGTTTTTAGCATAGATTTAGGAAAAGTCGTGTCAAGACGGAATATTCCGCCTATTATAAGGGATAGAATGTTCGCAAGGAAGAAATGAGTAGAGAGTTAAATTTTGGGACACCTCTAGAATCTGCTAATTCAGGTTCTAGAAATTTGTCTCCAGCACAGGGTTTCTGGGATAGAAGAAATCAATTAATTGAAACACATAGAGAGTGGAAAGAAAGAGTTAAAGAAATAACCTCCATTGTTAATGGAGAGTGGCATATGCTTTGGCAAAATTTGACAGCTACTGCTGAAGCACCTTCTGTAGCAAATATTATTGAAATGGGTATTCATCACTGGTCTGCTATTGGTGGAGCAGTAATTCCATCAGTTAGAGTTCCTGTCCCTGTGAATAAAGACTTAAAGGGCGGAGAAAGGGCTGCTAGAAAAAGAGAAAGAAGAGTCCATGAGTTATGGACAGGTTCTAATATCAATGAATTAATGGCTCAATGGTGGGGAGATTATGCTGGTGCTGGCGCTGCGTACTGCGGTGTCTGGGCTGATTTTTCTCAAGACCCTGCTAAAAGAGACCCTTACTTACAGAGATTAGATCCTAGATATTGTTACCCAATTAAAGATACTAAAGGAAATATTATTGAGCTATTAGTTGCTAAAAGAGTTTCTACAGATGTTATCTTAAAACAATATCCAGTTGCTAGAGGAATCCTTGACCCAAAGATTACAGAAGTTGAGGAATGGTTTTGGTTCTATCCAGATAGATATGTTCATATGATTGCTGATGCTTCAAGAAAAGGAATGCAGAAAAGAACAGGTATTATTTTAACTGAAGAAGAAAATAAACTTGGTAGAGTTCCTGTTGTTGAAGTCTCAGTACCATCTTTCGATGGCCAATCTAGAGGAATTTTTGATCAGACACGACACATACTAAGAACAATGCATAGGTTAATGACTCTTACAATAACAAGTTCTGAAGAAGAGGTCTATCCACCAGTGTTCGAATATGATGTTATGAATCCAGATGACTTCGGTCCTGGAGCTGTGATACACGGAAGAAGTCCTGAAGCGAGAATGGAGAGAATGCAATCTCGTTCTCATTTTGATGCTAAAGATTTAATCGGAAGATTAGCCTCTGAAGCTCGTGCTCAAGCTTCTTTCCCAGGACAGTTAAGTGGAGATCCAGGAGCAAGTATTGTTTCTGCTAGAGGTATTGAAGCTTCAATGGGACAAATTGACGCACGACTTGCTTTAGCCCATAAACAATTTGAAACTTTCTTAGAAAGGGGAACTGAAATATTACTAGGTTTCGATGAGAAGTATTGTGATGGTGAGAAAACTATTCACGGAGATGCTGCTGATAAAAAGAAACCAGAAATATTTATTCCTTCAAGAGATATTGCAGGACATTATGAAAATAATGTTCGATATGGTATCGGCGCAGGAACAGATCCTTCTAATAGAGAAATGAGACTTGCAATGAACTTGAATCAAAATTTGATTTCAAGAGAAACTGCAAGAGACGAAATGGATTTCTTAGAAGATCCAACAAGAGAAGAAGTCAGAATTGTAAGACAAAGAGTTACAGACTCTTTAATGGAAGGAATTTATCAACAGGCTGCACAAGGTAACGTAGAGATAGCTGCTCAACTACTTCAATCTATGGGTAAAGAGAATAAAGATTTGAATGAAATAGTTGATGAGTTGTTGGAAAACTTAAATCAACCAGCACCAGAACAACCTGGAATGCCAGGAGGGTTACCAGCAGAAGGAGGATTACCACCTGAAGCAGCAAGTCTGCCTTCTTTAGGTTCATTAGGCATAGGAGGTTAGTATGGCAAATGGATATGACGGCCCATCACAAATTACCGATTTAGGTGGATTACCAGATAAACAAGGTGTAGAAGATTTAGCAGCAGCAGGAGGTGTAAGTCTAGGAACAGGGGGCACTGAACCACCTGTGTCTCCTGGTCCTGCAAGAATAGCACCTGCTAATGAGAGTTTAAATTTAGGTGGTGGTGTATCTGAATTTATACAAAATGCACAAGGGCCTGGAAATATAGCTTCTGATAAATTAAAATTTGGTCTTGGTGCTGGACCTTCACCAATGGTTCTAACTGAGCAACAACAACAAAGAGCTTCAGCTGTTCAAAGAGCTATGGAAGTCTTTGAAGAGACTAGTATTCCTGCAGTTAGAAAAGCAGCAGCTGAGATATTAAAGGGAGCTGTTCTTTCTGATATGCAGGGAGATGACGATGAGTGATAAGCCTTTAGAAGATAGGTTAGATGAGGTAAAGTATGATGAGAAAGCCCAGAATTTTGATGGCGTTTTACAATATAATTTACCTGATCCAAAAGATTTAACTAATTACTATCCCCCTTCAGCGTCTCCTTCAGTTAATAAGATAGAAAAAGCTGTAGTTAATAATCAAGGCGAAATGCCTACTTCAGTATTTTTTGATGCAGATGATGAAACTTTAGATTTTTACAGCTCTATGGGTGTTGATCTTTCAAGTGAAGTAGTTCAGAATACTGCTAATAGTCATTGGGAGGCAAGACAAACTACTGATCAAGAAATAGAAATGCTTGCTAAAAATAGAACAAAATGGAAAACTAAATTTTATAATTTTGCTGCAAATTTCTTAGGTGTAGGTGCTGGCGGTAATGTTATCTATCGTGATGGTAAAGAGGAAAAATTTTGGAAAGGTATAGATTTTGATAAAGAGTTTAATAAGAATAAAGATGCTGTAGAGCAAGAGCAACTAGGAGAAGCTTATTCTATGTGGAAGACTGAAGCAGATTCTACTGCAATATTAGAACATGAGGTACTTCCTAATGAAGTTAAATTAGGAATGATAGGTAAGGCTAGAAATTGGCTAATTGAGGATTTTCCTACTGGTTTTAAGCTTGGTCTTGCTTTAGGGGATAATAGATTTCACGATAAAGAAGTAGAAATAACTCCAGAGATGTATAGGCAATCTGGGCCTTTAACTTTTTTAGGTATGGCTGCCAAAGGTTTGAGTTCTGTTTTGACAGACGCTGTAAATAATACAGTTGCGGGGACTCCTTGGGAAAGTAAATTAAGTACCGAAGCTATGAATAAAAGTCTAAAAGAAGACAAGATAATTGAAATAGAAAAAAATGTATGGGGTACTGAAAGAAAATTTCTTGCTGGTTTGCAGAATATTAGTTGGGAAGATTTACAAACTTCGGAACCTGAATTATATGAGACTTTAATGAGGCTTTATCAAGGAGATGAGCAAAGGGCTAAAGTAGGTCTTCAAATAATTCTTGAATCTAATAATGTTGAATATGCTGAAGCTAGATCAGGATTTGCGGAACAAATTAATAATTGGAAAGATGAACAAATTGCACGTATAAGTTCTGGTGAAGACACTGTAGGGTCAATTATTGTTGATGGATTAGGAGCGTATTCTAAATATTTTGTGGGCTCTATTGCTAGCCATGCTTGGTTGTTGTCAGATGAGGAGTACAGGAAGATGGCTGTGGAATTTAACTTTGAAGGTATGCAAGATATGGTAAGGGAAATTGATTATAAGCCATCAGTTATTTTCGGAATAGATGGTACATTTACTGGTTCTATGTTTGACCTTGCAAACTCTTTTGCTTTTGATCCGACTGTATGGCTTTTAACTCCTCAAACAGGAGTTAGAGCTGGGGCAATAAAGATGTGGGCTTCTGAAAAATATTTAAGAGGTTTTATGTCTAGTGGAGTTGGAAAAGCTTTTGCTGATGATTTATATCAAATTATCAAGTCAGGTGATAAGTTAAAACAGAATCAATTACTAAAAGGCTTCAGTGATCATAATAGGCGTACTCTTAAAAAGATAGTAAGTGATGATGCTTTAAAAGGAGCTAATGAAGCAACAAGTGAAACATTTTATGAAGCTTATACACAAGCTTTACTAAAAGGAGATCAACCTTACAATTTTCATAGATCTGCTTGGATGAATTTTAAAGCTAAAAGTGATTCATATATTATTAATCAATTTTCTAAGAATCCAGGAAAGTATAGAAAGGCTTTTAGAAAATTGCTTACTTCTAAAAATACTTCAACAAGAGTAAATCTAGCTGGACCTAGGTCTAATCAAAATATGATTGATTATGTAGAACAGTTAGTTGCTTCAGGTAATTTAGGTAAAAATAGAGTTAATAAATGGTTAACTTATATGGATGATGAGTTAGATAATTTATGGAATCTTATTAAAGGAAAAGGAACGGATATTAATGGGAGTGTTATAGCTGCTAATAGACTAGCTGTAATGAATGCTGCTGAAAATTTAAAAACTTTCGAAGCTATTTTAGGTTTTAAACCTAGGAACCTTGTTAGAAATTTAGGAGATGATGTTACTGAATCTGGGCAGTCTTTAAGAAACTTAGCTTTAGATGAAGCTCCAGAAATGGGTCCTTCATTATCTTCAGAATTATCAAATCAAGAAAACCTTAATCTTGTAACAAAAAATGCTGAGAAACGATTAAAGACTTTAACAGACCCAGAAGAAATCGCTTTTACTGAAGCGTATATTCGCTCACTAAAATCAAAGCGAAAAGAACTTAGGCCTATTACTGGTAGAAAAGATGGTCAAGCTGCTAATTATAATATGTTTGAGTTTCCTGTAAATGCTAGAACGGCTGACTTCGTAAGTGCTAAAAATAAAGAATTTATGATTAAGTTAATAGATGATCTTAAAAAACTTGCAGATAGAAAAGGTGCACCTGTAGAAACTCTTGAAATGGCAGATAAACAAAAAAAGTTTGCTGATGGAATATATGAGAGATTCTCTGAAATTCTGGATGTTAATCCAGCTGCAGGAGGAACCGTTGAAGATATGAATAAAGTTGTAAGAAAGATACATCAAAGTTTACAAATAAAATTAGACAAATTAATGAGAGAGTATAGAAAATCTTTAGGAGCTTCTGTGAGAGCAGACAAACAAAGAATTCTTACGGAAGTTGTTAAAGGTATTATTGTCGATTCAAAATGGCATACATTTGATAAATTTAAAGGTGGTTGGTTTAAGCTCGTAGATAAAGATGGGTCTCTATATTCTCAAGCTGTAAAGATTGAAGAAGCTGGTCCTATAGTAGGAAGAGATCTGCTCAAGAAAGATAAGCAGGCTGTTGTTGATGCTCACGGAACTGATGTTCATTGGATAGATAATCCAATTCAAATTGAAAAAACAAAAGCTGGAAAAGTAAAAAATATTGAGATTGATTGGGCAACTTTAAGAGTAATGATGGATTTTAAAGAGGAGTTAGGTGCTGCTTCTGCGGTATTAAGAGGTAGACAAAAAATAGGTATTAAAAATGTATATGGAGCTAAAGGTCAAAAATTTTCTCTTTCAGAAAGAGGTAATTCATTTGAGATAGCTGGAAGAACTTATGATGACAGTATTATGAATCAATTAAAAAAAGGTTTGAAGACAGGCGATGTAGAAGAAGTAGAACAGTTTGCTAATATTGCTAGAAATGTTAAAAGAACAACTAATCAGCTTGTAGAAGGTCAGGTTCCTCTTAGCCCTCTAGAGTTTATGATTATTGATGGAAGCGTACGAGGCAATAAACTTCATAAAGCTTGGCTGAATGCTCAGTCTCAAAATTGGTATCAATTTTCAGATTGGTTTCATAGGACTTGGGCTTATGAAAAAATCTTTAGGCCTTCTACTGCTTTTGTTGCTGCTGCAGATGAATATTTATTTTATAAATCTATTTATGGATGGAAAGGAACTATTCAAGATTCTATGTTTCATAGGGATACTAGAAAATTACTTAGAAATATTGAAAAAGTTGGAGGTACAGAAAATCTTAGTGCCCACCCTAAATTACAAGAAAAGTTAAATAAGTGGGTTGAAAAATCTTTTATAGACCAACAGCAACTTCCTATGGAATTAGCTCAACGTCATCAAATGGGTATTGATAGTAGTAAACCTATTACTTTGTTAAGTAGTACTGATTCTGGTTTCTTCCAACAGGCGACTCAACATATTGAAGGATTGCTACAAGATTATGGTTTTCAAGTTTACGCTCAAGTTATAAATAAAACAGAAGGATTGGTGAAATCTGGAAAATTAACTAAAAAAGCTGCTGCTGAAATTTTAGAGAAAGGGAGTGACGATTTTGTTAAATGGTTTGATAGTCCTGATGCAAACTATATAAAAGGAATGAAATTATTTGGTTATAGGCAAGGTAAAACTCAAGCTACTGTTTTATATCCAGGGTCTAAGAGGCCAGCTGTTCCAATAGACCATACTTTAGTCAATGCAGAGGAAGCTTGGAAATATTATAAATCTTTAGAAACTTGGTACACACTTGGAGCTAAAGGTGCAGATAAGCCTGGAATTTGGAGATCTTTTATAGATGCTGCAGCTAAAAGGGCTTCTGGTTCAGAAGATATGTTAAAAGCTTTGCCTGATGCTAAATATTTAGGAAAGATAAAAGTACCTGGTGTAAAGGGAGATGCAGGTTGGTTAGGAAAGAACGAAACTTTTAGAAGATTCACAGGAAAAGAAAGTACTGTTATGGAGCAGATGTTTGGTGATCCTGCTTGGGCTAGGACTAATATGATTGCTAACAAAGCGTTTGCTACTAGAAAAGCTCAACTAACTGCATTATTTGAATCTCAAGGAAAAGCTATTAAGAAAGCGGAAAATCTAACGAAGGATTTAAGTTTTGTTGGAGAAGCTATAGATCCTAGGTTTGCTTCTGATATGTGGGGTATGTCTTATTTTGATGATCAGTTATTTAATCAAGGATATGTTACTGAGAATTATATAAATGCTTTATCTATGGATTTCGCTTTACAAGAAGTAGATGACATGATGTTGAAGTTTCATTTGTCATCTCCTCTCCAAAAAGAACTTAAAGTGTTTGCTCCTTTCGGTGGTCCTTGGGCTGATTTCTGGGGAAGATATCTAAAAGACTTAACTAGAAGATCTCAATTTAGAGGAAATTGGTGGGCTTTTACTGATGAGAAAACAGCAGGTAATTTTATTAAAAGAAAATTATTTGATGGATTAAATCATTTACCTAATATGAGAAGATTTTCTTATATGTCTAGGATTGCTAATGCACAGTTAGAAGGAAGTATAAGAAATCCTTTAAATGTATTTGGAATAGGAGAAGAAAGAACTAGCATAGATTTCTCTCCTTTGACATTCCTTCCTAATGGGGATAATGCAATGTTTGTTGTTAACCCTGTAGGAGGATTTATTCCTATTGCTTTAATAGGAACTGCAATAAATATTTTTGATGATGATGAATTATTTGAGCTTCAAGAAACTTTAGAGGATGTATTCCCTTCTGTGGGATTCTTTCCTCCTGAAGAACGATGGAAAGCTGAAAAGGTTAAAACTGCTCGTGACTATCTTCTAGGCGGCGGTGTTGTTAGTAGTACATTAAAATCTCTTCGTGTAGTCGGAGAAGCTTTTGATATGACTGCTTCTCCTAGGACAATAGATGATATTCCTACTGCTTTAAAGACTGGTAGAGGTGAAAACAATGCTGCGTTTGATGATACACCTCTGATTCTAGAAGCAGAGAAGGACTGGGATAATCTTTCAGATTATAATAGATATAAGAATACATTTGCTCGTGCAGCAAGGGTTGATTCTGCTAGAGACCTCGCAATAACAGGAAGTGGTAGGTTACTTTATCCAGTTAAAGTAGGAGCTTCAGCTGATTATGTAGATATAGCAGATAATTGGATTGAATGGGCACAATCTGTAGGTGTCTATGAAGATATTGTTCCTAATACTGAAAATAATCCTTTACGTTCAGAAATAGAGAAACATCCTTTTAATGAAGAATTAAAAGTAGAGGCAATGAAAGATTTGAAAATATGGTGGTTTAATCTTGGTTCGACTATAGATGGTCGAGCTAAAAGATTAAGATTAATAAAAGAAGATCCTAGAATTATTTCTTTATTTATACCTGGTTATGTAGTTACTGAGTTAGGCGCTCAATTATTACCAGAAAAAGAAAATAATAAAGCATATATAGCTGGAGAGATTTTTGGTACTGGTAAAAAAGATAACACATCAGTTTATAGTGATTATATGTCTGAAGGGTTAATTCAAGTAAGACTTCCTGATTCAAAATATAATCAAATAATAAATGAACACGCTAGATTAGATATAGATTCTGTAGCTGTGATTTATGAAAAAATGGGAAGTATTGCTGATAAATTTAATTTAGAGCAAGCTAAGTTAGCTGCTGGATTGCAAGATATTACTTTTGCTGAAATGAAAGGTAATAGAGATTTATTAGAACTTTATGGTGTAAAACTTACTTCAACAGATGTAACTAATCTTGAAGATAGTCCTGAAAACTTAAAATGGAATATGTTTTCTGTAGAAGATTTAGGTGATGAGGTAGTGTTTTTATTGGATGATTTATTAAAAGGAAGTGGATATGAGAATCCAGTAAACGGAGTATATAGAGGATTCCAAATAATTCCTTATTTATATGCAGCAAGTAAAGCAGCTAAACTTAATCCTGCTTATTTTTATTCAGGTGGAAATATGGATACAGATAAGCAAAAAATATTTGAAGGTTTAAACATTTTGACACAATTAGCTAAAGCTAAAGTTTTACATACAGATGAAGAAGGTCCTGATAGGATTCAATTTTTAACTGAATTTGAACAAAAATTCAAATCTTTCTTAACAGCTGTAGACGAAACCCAAGGACAGTTGGCAAATAATGATGAGGCTAATGCTTTAGGAGATGAACTATTCCAATCTTTTATTATCTTAAATCATCTATTGGGAAGTATTTATGATGAGGGAGATAAGAATGTAGCTAGCGGTAAACAATGGTGGGATTATTATGTTTCACCTACAATAAAAATGCTAGACTTAGAATGGAAGGCTCCTCTTCCATCAGAAGGTGAAATGAAAGATGCTTCATTTGAAGTATATGATTTAGATGGAAATTATACAGCTGAATTTGATACTATATCTTCTAAAAAACCAGCAAACTCCAGAGTTGTGAAACATTCTAAAGCTATCGATGGTGACTCTGTTCAGTTGATAGATGGTGAAGAATTAAGAGTTATTGGAATTATGGCTTATGAAACTAATTTAGATCCAAATATTTATCCTTATGAATCTGAAATGGCTATAAGACAAAAAGCATTTTTAAATCAATTTTTAGAAAGATATGAAGGAAGAGTCTATTATGTTAATGACAGAAGATTTGGAACTACTCATAAAGATTTTGATGGTAGACATTTAGGCTGGCTTTGGGTTGACCAAGGATTAGATGGAAGTATGGCTCCTGGTTATGGTGAATATGTATTCTTTGAAAGACATTTTAATCCTACTGATCAATATTATGGTTTAGGAAAAGGTCCTGGATTAGAGCTAGAAATAGAAACTGAAGATCTAAGTAGGTGGGATTTAAGAAGATTTTATGATAAATTGGATATAGACATAGGAGATGAATAATGGCTAATACGAATGTAGATCCTTTTAAAGGATGGGAACAGACCCCTTTATCAGCATCTACAATTTTAGGATATATCAAAAAGACACCTCAAATGAGTAAGTTACTTGGATCAAAGGTAGGTGGGAAAGATTTCTTGTCTGTCTTACTCGCTGTGATACAACAAGAATCTCAATTTTTACAATATGTTAAAGCAAAAGAATATGAAACTTCTTATGGTTTATTTCAAATAAATTGGAATGTTCATAGAGAAGAAGAAAAACTTTTTGAAATGTTTCCTCAGTTTCTTCCATATAAAGGAATACACGCTCGTGATATGTCAGAATCAGATTATGAAAATTTCTTAAAAGAAATAACCAATTTAGATTTCCAGTTTAAATACTCTGCATTTTTGATGGATAGGAATGCTGACGGTAAAGCGGATCTTAGTGATTGGAAAGCTTATACAACAGGAGCTTATAGTATATATCTCTCAGAAAATGCTACTAGAGCTTCTGAAGTATCTAATATGGATGATAGGTTATTATTAGAAGCTGCTAATAATCATTCTTCTGTTTGGCAGTATGAAGAGACTCCTCCTGATTTAGCTGATACAGCAATGGATACTTCAGCTGATACACTTCCTCACGATCAGTGGAAAGCTATAAAAAAATATTACGGTAGAGATAAGTATGATTTATTAACTGACACTTGGGTGGACGGTTATCAGACAAGTCCAGAGTTTAGTAATTATATGGTAGCTTTTGGTAATGGTGCATTCTTGAACGTAGAGGATCCTGGTAACACAACTTTAGAAAATTACTATGAAATATCAAATAATGATCAGGGAGGTCAATTTGCTCAACAATGGGAAATAGTTTCCAGGCAAGATAATTTTGCTAATCCATTTGCTTTAAGTAATTTAACTGCACCTCCTACTACAGCAGACATTGTTATGGCCTCTGTATTCGAAAGATATGTACGTTCAGCACAAAATCAAGGTTTCTCTCCATCTATGTCTCAATGGGTGGCTTTATCACATTTAGCTAATGCTGAGGCAATAGACAGAATGAGAGGATTAGTTTCTACATATGAAGGCCAAGGTTACGATATGAATGGCATTATAGATCAAGTAGCTGGCAGCATAAAATATTATCAAGCAGAAGATAAAGAAATTAAAGAATGGACATTTAGAGTTCCTAGTTATGAAGGTACTAGAGAACAAGAGATTTCTGGAATGAATGAACGTATTGGTGAAGTAGTTAGAAGGAAATTATGGGATACATATCCTCATTTAGTTGATGATATTAGAAATGCTTGGACTGATTATAGGATAGTTAACCCTAATACAGAGGTTTCTTTAGAAGACTTTGCTATGCCTTTTATTAAAGATATGCCAAAATATAATCAGATTTATAGAAATAAACCTCAAGGTATGACAGAAGAACAGTACATCGCACCATTTATTCAAGCTGTGGGTAGTGTTGTTGGTCAAGGAACTACAGGTTATAGTAATATGGTTACTTCATCTGCATCAGTAGGTGGAACTCAAAAAGAGGCCCAGACTGCTGCTTTAGGTGGAACTGCTGAAGCAGGATTAGGAGATATATTTTTGGATAAAGTTAGTAATTTTGGAACTCGAGTGAAAGGAATGTTTAGAGATGCCTAGATTTAGAGGAATTTCATTTGACTTTGCACCTAATAGGTCTGCTAAAGAAGTCATTGAAGAATATAGAAAACAAGAAAAAAAAGTTATAAAGAAAGTAGTAGAAGAAAAAATCAAAGAGGCTCCTAAAGGTACTCCTGTAGCCCAGATAATTCCAGAAGTTAAAAAAGAGTTAAACATTCCTGAGTCAACTCCTAAAATAGAGACACCAAAAGTAGCAGAAAATCAAGTAGTAGAACCAAGTAATTTACCTTCTCCTAGTGATCCTCCTGTAGCACAAGAGCCTTTAACAGTTTCTAGTGATGTAGGAAGTTTCTTAGAAGAAGAAGTTGAGGAAATATTAAATGAAGTTTCTGGCCCTTCTGCAATCGCAGCAGGCCCTACTGATTTTGTGGATGATAGACCTGAACCTGAAGCGGATGAGCAAGCTTATTATGATGCAAGAGCTGAAGAAGAAAGAGTTAGAGAAACTTTAAAAGATAGTGGTGTAGACGAAAGAAAGAAATTTTTAGGAGAACTTGGGTATGAAGATGAAGTAGTACCAGGCACTAAAGATTTAGGGTTACAGAATCAAACATTTGATGGTATGAATGCAGTATTAAATTTAGGTGAACCAGGCGGTGAAGGTGAACCAGGTGGTGAAGGTGAACCAAAAAAACAATCTGATCCTCTAACTAAGTATGCTCAAGGAGGTACTTGGTATCAAGTAACTGGATATCCTGGTCTTGATGTTGCTTACTTTTTAGAATTCACGCTACCTGGTGGAAAAAAGATTTTTTATTATGCTTCAAGAGAAGATTTAGATGTATTAGAGGGTATTGGTCCAGGACAAGAACCTAATTTTGGTGGAACTATTGCTTATTCTGATTTTAAAAATAGAGGTATAGCAGCAGGTAATATTTCTGAAATTGTTGGTACTGATGAACATTATTTAACTAGAGTAGAGAGAACTTTAATGGCTCCAACTGGAGATTTGTTATTGCCTGAATGGGCGGCGAATGATCCAGCTGTTAAAGATTTATTTTTTATAGCAGTAGCTGAAGAATGGGATGAAAATAGGTTTTTAAGAGAAATGTCTAAAACTAATGTATTTAAGGAAAGGTATCCTGCATTTGAAGATATGTTAAGTTTAACTGGTGGATCTCATACTGAAGCTCTTTCTAATATCCAAGATTATGAATATGAAGTTAGACAACTTAATAAAAGATATGGTGAAGAAGTAGACACTATTTCTGTAACTACTGAAGCTATAAAGAAGGGTTATAGTATTGAAGATTTAAAAGAGACTTATGATATCTTTGAAAGAGCTGAAAAAAATGCTTCTACTTTAATAGCATTTCAAAATGTTATTAATGCAGAAGAGTTAGGTTTTGATGTAACTTCTCCTCAAGGTATTGTAGATTTCTTTAAAGGTTCTGCACCTACAGAGATATATGATTTATATGAAGCAACCTCTATATCAGAACAAGCCTCTAAATTAGAATTAACTGACCTTTCTGTGGATGAAGCTTTAGAGATAGCTAGAAATACTCCTGGTCAATTAACACAGCAACAAGTATCAGGAGCACTACAAGCTGCTGCTCAAACAGTAGCTAAGTATAGGGATTATATTGATTTAGGTTCTTATGGATTAGATGCTGATCAGATAATAAATCTTTCATTAGGATATAGAGAACCAGGTGGTATGACTGAAGTAGAGTTAACTAGTGCTCTTTCTAGAGTTTATCAATCTGATGAGAATTTGAAGAATCTAGCTTCTGGTTTAGCAGGTAATAAATCTTTCCAAAAGAATAGACAAATACGATCTATTGGTTAAAATTGGTAATATTAAGCGATTACTCGAACCGCTTAATCGAAATAACTGGCTTCGAGTTTAGAATAAAAGTATAAGTAGCCACTCGATCCCTCTAAGAGTGCGTAGACATAAGAGGAGTAATAATGTCAACAGAACAAGAAGGAGCTGGTTTGTCTAACGAAGAATCAATAGCAAATGTACGTGAAGCTTTAGATAAAGCAACAGCGGACAAAACTGCATTACAAGAACAATTAACTGAAGTTTCTGGGGAATTAAAAGGCATGAAAGCTAAAGAAGCTTTTAGAGCTGGGGGATTCCAAGATTCTCACGCAGATTTGTTTATTAAAACAAATCCTGAAGCTGAGATAACAACAGAGGCAATTAATGAGTTCGTGAATAAATACAGTTTAAGTCCTGCAGAAGTACCGCAGCAAACATCAGAAGCATTAACCGATATGGGTAATGTTGCCCAAACTTCAGCTCAATCTGGAGTTGTTGGAACAGCAGAAGCTGGGAAAATGACAAAAGGTGAGTACAAGAAGCTACAAGCATCTGATCCAACTGCAGCACATGAGGCTTTAATTCAAGGTAGAGTACAAATGCGAGAAGACAATTACGTAGCTAACCAGACTTTTAATCAATAAAATTATTAGAAAGGGAGTGACTATTAATGGTCGACTTTACAAGTAACGATACAAATACCACTACGTATGATGATACTGTTTATTCAGCTATCATTAACGATGATATTTTAGATGCTTTACAAGCCGCTGTTGTAACACCTCCACTTCTAGCAATGTTCGATTTATCAGGACAGCCATCTAAGGCTGTAGATATTCCAATAGCTGACGCAGAATCAGCAGCTGCTGTTTCAGAAGGTGCAGAGCTAGCTAACACAGCTCTCTCCACAACTAAAGCAACACTAACTGCTTCTGAAGTCGGAATTATGGCAACTATCACAGACGTATTAGACGTATCTTCTATAGCTGCTACTCGTGGTGCTCAAATGAGACAAATGGGTAACGCTGTAGCTCAAAAGATTGATGTCGATATCTGTGCATTATTGGCAGGTTTCGGAACAGCTGTAGGAGGATCTGGTACGAACTTATCACTTGCGAACATATTTTCAGCAATATATACATTGGAGCTTGCAAATGCTCCAGGACCATATGTTGGTGTATTACACCCAGTTCAAATTGCTGACTTGAGAACAGCTGTAGAAGCTTCAAGTTCAGGAATCTTTACTGGTGGTTCCGTAAGAGGAGGTTCAGGCGAGATTGGAACAAACGAAGATACTGGATTCTTTGGTAACTTCATGGGTATTGATTGGTATCAATCAACTAACGTTCCTACCGCTAACTCCGCCGCTGACCGTGCAGGAGGAGCATTCTCTAAGAATTATGCTCTTGGTATGGTTCAGAAGTGGCCTGCAAAGACTGAAATAATGAGATGGGCACCTATTAGAGGTTTCGTTGTAGTTGTTTCATCTATGTATGGTGTAGGAGAAATCGTTGACAGTGCTGGTGTGGAAATCACAACAGACGCTTAGAAGCGTAAAGTCTGGGTAGGCAGAAAGATTTATTGTCGTGTGTTCCTACCAACACACACGGCAGAGGAGAAGAAATGGCAGAAAGTAAAAAAAGAGCTAGAAAAGACGATGGGACATTTCAAAAAGATGACCCTAGTACTCCAGATGTAAATGAAGCTTTTGAACAACCTGGTGTTGAGAATAGTGAACCTAAACCAGAGTATGTTAAAACTAGAAAGTTTAAAAAAGTTGAATTGAAATTTACCGCACAAGGTAGATATGCAGATGGAAGAAAAGTACCTTGGAAGAATATGAAGGTTATGAAAGCTTTGCAAGTAGATCCTGATGGAATAATTACAGGAAACGTAGTGCAACTACCTTGGGAAGCAACTGTTAACAATGGTGTAGCAGGTGCTCCTGAAGACCAAATAGGTCTTAAAAAGTATGAGAGAAAAGGATTTATCTTCTGTGTAGAAGCAGACGGTACACCTATGTTCTCAACACTTTGGGATGATTGGTCAGAGTATGATGCAGAATATGAAGCTAAAATAAGACATAGAAATCAAGGAGAGTCTGGCAAGTTTGGACAAAACGCAACAACTAGCAAGACTATGAGCGGTGTCTAAGAAAAAGAAAAAGAAAGAATTAAAAGACGCATCTAAATTGATGGAGGATTCCTTCGGTTTAGATAAGCACCTGAAACCTAGAGCTTCCGATTTAGGTGAAGAAGATCTAGGTGATGGTATGTTCCAGAAGAAAGTCCGAGTTCATAGAGATGCGTCTGGTGAAGTAACACAGTTACTAGATGCTGACGCGCCTTTAACTAAAGCTGAGGAATTAGCTGAAATGGAAATTTACAAGAAGGTTCTAGAACAACCTCCTGTAATAAAAAATGTTCCTAAGACAGATAAAGGAAAAGTTATCCATATACTTGCAACTCGTCTATTTCAAGACTATGTTAAGAATGCAAGCAATATGACAAGGCCCAATCCCTTGAGAGACGGAATACCTGGTTGTGCATGCTCACTGAAAAGTAAAGTTGGATGTGTGGATTGGTGCGGTCAAGATAAGCTTGGTCCGAGGATAAGGACGGCAACTGCACAAGGGGTATACGATTGGATAGTAGAGATGGTTAAGCGTAGAGCTAACATAGTAGACTCTTCAAAGAAGAAGGGTAAATAATGGCCTCAGCAGCTGTTGTAAGACAACGTGTTAAGGATTATCTTTATGGATCTGATTACCTCAAAAGACCTTTTACCGATTTCTTAAATCAAGACGGAAACGTTTCAGCAACAGATACAGTTATAACTGTATCAAATATTTCTAGCTGGGGAGTTGGAGATATTGTAGAGTTTAATACAGGTGAACAAGCTTATATTAAAAATGTTTCTACAGATAATAATAGATTTACTGTAGCTAGAGCTTGGAATGGAACTACAGCTGCAACGGTTACTGACTTAACAGCTATAGAGAAAAATCCAAGATTCACTTATGCACAAATAGATAATGCAGTTGGATCAATTATTGATGAACTATATCCAGAAGTTTATATTTTTAATACAGGAAGTGGTACTGCAAATAAAGATAGTTGGTATTACACAACAAATGATACAGGCCTCAAAGAAATCCTATCTGTTTATTATCCTCGTTCTGGGTCTATAGGTAATGACGAACCTTGGGTTATTAATACTTGGAAGATGAATAAGCATATGCACTCATCAGGTTTCGCTAATGGTATAGGTATAACAATGTGGGATTATGGTGAGTTAAATCACGGAGGAACTTTTTACTATACTTTCAAAAAAGAAATTGCAGCAACAACAGACTTATTAGATAGACAAGTTGAATTAGTTGTCTTAGGTGCTGTGTTTAAGATGATGGGAGCTACAGTTCCTCCATCTACAAATGACACTAGGGACACAAGACAAGTAACTCAGCCAGGACAGGAAGTAAGAGATTCTAACTGGTTCTTATCAGAATATTTAAGAGCTAGAAAAGAAGAGAATATGCGACTTAAAGAAGAGGAGAGGTTCATACTAACAAGTCGTCAAACCAGAAAACAAAGAACATATCGTGATTGATGGATATTTCCATGTCAAACTTGGAAGCTACAAGTATCGTCTTGCTACTAATTCTGACGACCAACATTATAGCGCTCGTCTGGTTCCGCTAAATATATCTAACGCTCAAGTAGTACAATCCTCTGATCCAAAATATGATTTAAGACCTGATACTGCTGTATGGGAAATGACCGATTGGTCTGGTGGTGAAGGTACTAAAAAGTTTGATAATGAAACTGGTAATGAATACGATCTAAGTTACAACATAGATGCATTACATACGCCAGGAAGTATCAGATTAGCTAATGCTGTAGAAGCTGCAGGTATAAATAGAACAGGTACTTTAGTAAAGGCATCAGATAAACTTTTTCATTTTTCTTCTTCAGACGATACTATTGGAACTTATTCTGGGAACCTTGCTAATACAACTTGGGACGAACAAGATGCAGGAACTATATCAGACTCAGATTATTTTGGTGTTAGAGGAGATGGAGATGGAAAACATATCTATATGCCGATAGGAAGTTTGAATGATATTTATAGATACGAACCTCACGCAACTTATACAAACGATATGGCTGATACAACTAAATGGGTAGATGCTGATAGTCAGGTAAAATTTGGTAGACCTTTAGTTAAAATTGGAAATAAAATATTTGTTGTTCATTTAGATGGAACAAAAATTTCAGTAGTTGAATATTCAACAACAGCTACACCTACAGTATCCCCAACTGAAATTTTTGTTGCATATGAAGGAAACTTAGACGCAGGAAGCAATCAAGGTATTGTCTGTAGAGGAGATAATGAATTGTTTGTGTGTGTTAGAACTAAAGCTGGAGAAAGTATTTTATATAGAATTACACCAGCTTCAGCTCTTGGTGAAGCTTTTGGTACAGAGGTAGGAAGGTTCCCTGGTTTTTCTGTAGATTGTATTTGGTATGCTTCAGGTGTTTTACTTTTAGCAGGTACTTCTACTACTACAGGTGTAGATAAAAGAACTATTTATTATGTTAAAGGAACTGAACTTGGATCATTTGGATTGATTAGACAAGATGCAACATTTACAGATGCAAAACTAATAACAAGTACAGATGCTTCTCGTATGGATAGAACTTTCTTTTTAGCACCAACAGGTTCAGCATCTAACTATTGGACATTATTTACAATAGACTTGTTAACTGGTGCAATCTTTGGTGGCCCAGAATTTTCAGCAGTAAGAGATCCAAACTCTGTTGTTGACTTTTTAGGAAGAACATTTGTATCTGAAAATAAAGGATCTGCTAGCACTCAGACTTACAGAACTGCTTCAACATACGCAACTTCTGGAGAGTTAATTACTGCAGTACACGATTTTGATATAGGTGAAGAAAAAACTTTAATGTCTATTAGATTATCTACTGAACCATTACCAGCAAATACAGCTGTACAGGTTTATTACCAAGATGACCAGGACGGAACTTGGACATCAGCAGGAACATATGATACTGATAGCGGTACAGGAACTACATTTAAAATATCAACCGATAGTTCATCTGTGAAATTTAAAAACTTACAATTAAAAATTAAATTAACAACAAGCGATGCTACTACAACACCTGTTGTTAGATCAGTACAAGTAAGATGTACTCCTACAGAATATGTAAGAGAATGGGATATGTTACTAGATATATCTGATGAAGATGCTCAAGCTCAAGGTAGAGCTTTTACTGGAGCACAGCTTATAGACTACATAAAAGCAGAAGCTACAAATGAAAATATTATTCAATTTAATAATGGATATGAAACTCCATCAGCTGGTTCCTACGATGAACACGATGTAATGATTAGAGAATATAATATCAATTTAACATCAGCGGGCCAAGGAGTTGCTAATATTAAAGTTAGAGAAGTAGAGTAATGGCATATCAAACAATAAGTGATTTTTTCGATTTAAGACCTGCAAGAGAGGTTAGGTTTGACGTTTCTAGATCTCTTTCTTTTATAAAAGCAGCAGGAACAAGAAGTGACATACCTTTGATAACAGAAGATAATATGGCTAAACTACAATTTAGTAAGACAGATAGTTCAAGCAGTAATATAAAATTAAGGATTAGTTAATGGCAGATAAGGTACCAGTAAAGGCAACGTTTGACTCAGCAGGAGATGCTGATGGTTTATCAGAATTTGTATCAGGAGATACAGTTCCAATTACACACGGAGGAACTGGCTTAGCAGCTGTAGGTTCTGCAGGTCAAATATTAAGGACTAACTCTGCAGCTAACGCTATTGAATGGGGTGCTGCTGAAGTTCTTAACATAGATGGAATGACTGACGGTACCAGTGTTACATTAGCTGATACAGATAAATTAGCTATATCAGATGGAGGAACTGAGAAATATATTAATCTTTCTCAAGTCAAAACTTATGTAGGGCCTCTAAGTCTTATAGATGAAGATGATATGTCTACTGATTCTGCTACAAGACCACCCTCACAACAATCAACAAAAGCTTATGTGGATACTCACGCAGCTCTTAGTACACACTTAACTTTAATTGACGAAGACAATATGTCTACAGATTCAGCAACAAGACCGCCTTCCCAGCAGTCAACAAAAGCTTATGTGGATACCCATGCAGCTCTTGGAACACATTTAACTTTGATTGATGAAGATGACATGGCAACGAATAGTGCTACTAGACCGCCTTCTCAGCAATCTGTTAAGGCATTTGTAGAAGGAAAAGGTTACGCAGACATAGGTCTGATAATCGCATTAGGATAAGGAGGAAATATGCCAAACGCTTTTAAATCACACCATATAGCCGTAGGGACATCTAATACTTTATGTGTTCCTGCTTCGGGTACAGTAGCCTCTGGTTGTGAAACAATAGTTCTCACACTAAGAGCTACTAATGTGGATGGGGCTAATGATGCTACCATTGATGTTCAAGTGGTTGATGATAGTGGTTCACCTACTGCATATATAGCCAAGACTATGACAGTTCCTGCGGACTCATCAATAGAGTTAGCTGGTACTTCTAAATTGGTTCTATTGAGTGGGGATAAGATCCAAGCATTGGCTTCAGCGGCAAGTGATATAGAAATATTTGTAAGTTGGCTTGAAATAACATAAGGAGTAAATAATGCCTTATGGTTATTTAGGAACAACACCGAATCAACAATTAAAAAACAGTGGAGTATTCTCTGTAGAAGAAGCCTTAGCATTACAGAATGTAGGTGAGCTTGGTGGTAGCTTAGAGCATATTGAAACTCAAACTGTATCAAGTGCAGTTTCAAGTGTTGATTTTATAAATTTAGCTGATAATCCTTATGAGGTATATTTTTTGCAAGTTAATAATATAAAAACATCAGCTACTTCACAAGCAAGATTAAGATTTTCAAATGATAATGGCTCTAGTTTTATCTCAACAGGGTATGAATATGCAAATTTTAGACTTACTACAGGAGGGTCCGCTGCTGGTTCAAATAACACAAATCACGCACAAATAAATACTAATTTATTATCTGATACTACATCAAGTGTATCAGCAAATGGATATTTTTATTTATATGACTTGGTAAACAGTTCAAAATATAGTTTTGCAACCTATCACGTAATGGGTGATTATAGTCCAGATACAAGGACTTCTTTTGGTGTTGGTTTATTACCAACTGCTGAAGTACATAATGCATTTACTATACAAGCTAGTTCAGGCAACCTTACATCAGCAACAATGAAACTTTATGGGATAAAAGAACTATGAGTAACCTAAGATTACTTAATGAAACTACAGTATCAAGTGGTGTAGCAACAGTAAATATAACTGATGTATTTAGTTCAGATTTTGACATTTATAAAATAGTTTCAACTGCACATATTCATAATGCTGACAAAGATATTTATATGAGATATATAAATTCTTCAGGTTCAATAATTAGTGCAGGTAATTATGATACTGCTTCATTAGTAATGAGAACTCACAGTACTAATTCAGACAACTTACCAAGTTCAAGAAACAATATTGATTATGGTGGTTATTTTAATTTAACTATGGGCAACAATGGTGGTGGTGCAGTAGAGTATGTTTTTAATCCAACAAATACATCATCTTATACTTTTGGAATAAATCAAAGTCTAGGTATGTATGGAAGTACAGGTGGTTATGGAACGAAAACAATAAGGGTTTTAAAACAAACTGCTTCTATTACTGGTATCCATTTATACAATGGTGAAAGCTCTGATAATTTTGGTGGGGGAACAGTAAAGATTTATGGATTGAGAGTTGATAGCTAATGGCAGGTCAATTAGTACAAGTACATTCACAAACAATAACAAGTGCCACATCATCTTTATATCTAAGTGGAATAACAACTGATGATGTTTATATGGTTACAGTTAATGATTTATTTGTAACAACTGATAATACTACTTGTTATGTAAGAGTTGGAAATAGTGGAACTGCTGATGACACAACAAATTATGATTACGCAGATAAAACTTTATATGCAGCAGGAAGTTTTATTAATCAATCAAACACTGACCAAACACAATGGTTTGCTTTAAACAACCTTGACCAAAGTGGTAGTGGTGGGGCTACTCCTGGAAGTAATGCTAATGCAATTTATTATTTATACAATTGGAATAATGATTCAGAGTATAGTTATATTACACAAGAGGAAGCAACAATGCTTTATATAACTGCTTTATATGGTCATCAAGGTGGTGGTGTTCACACAGTTGCACAAAGTAATTCAGAAATACATTTTGTTATGAGTTCAAGCACAATAGCAAGTGGAACTTTTACATTATACAAGGTGATATAAATGAGTAGTAATACATACGGATATATAGCAGACACAGGACCAACACAGGCTTATGATTCTAATAATGGTGTGTTTGATCCTGCAGATATAAATGATTTAATTGCAGAAAACAAATGGTCTGGTGTAGGTACATTAGAGTTTATACAAACACAAAGTGTTAGTAGTGCTACTGCTGATTTTACTGCTTTACAAGAAAATACTTATAATGTTCATTTCTTTACTTTTACTGATGTGCATTTAACTACCCAAACAGAATTGGGTTACAGGTTGTCAAATGATAGTGCTAGTAGTTATGAAACAGGTTATCAGTTTGCAAATCAAAGAGGTATATCAGATGGAAGTTTTGCAGAAAGAAAAAGTACAGGTCAAGATAGTGCTAGGTTATGTGGAGATATAGATGCGGCAGCACATTCTTTAGGTAATGGTTATATGTATTTATATAATGCAGGAGATAGTGCAAAATATACTTTTTCAACTAGCCATATGGTTTTTGTAGATAATACAGATGCACCTGCTATGGAGTTTGGTAGTCAAGTTTATGATCACGCAGAAGCAATACAAGCAATTAGGTTTGGAGAAGGTACAGGTGTAACTGGTGTTACAAGTGCAACAATATCCCTCTACGGAATAAGGTATTCATAATGGCTACTAATTTACAGTTTATAAAATCTCAAACTATATCAAGTTCTGTTGCAAATATTTCTATAACTGATGTTTTTTCAGCAAAATATGATGTTTATCAAATGACAGTAAAAGCAGTTGGTTTAGCAGGTGGTACTGCAAGTAGAATTGACGGCAGATTAATTAATAGTAGTGGAAGTGTTATATCATCAAGTAATTATGACAGAGCAGAATTAACTTTAAAAGCACATACATCATTTCAAGATTTAGCAAGTGATGGTGCAGATACTATGTTTGATTATTTACCTGCAACAGATTTATCCCCATTAACATCTAGTTCAGTTGTATATTTCTTTAATCCATTTTCATCTAGCAGTTATACATTTATGACAGTACAGGGTGCTTCATTTTTAAATTCTGAATTTAGAGGGAGTAAGTCTATATTTGTTTTAAAAACTACTGATAGTATTACAGGTGTTCAACTTATTACAGGTGGTGGGGATAATTTAGCAGAGGGCATAATATCAGTATATGGAGTTAAATAATGGCAGGTAGTTTAGTACATATTGGAAGTGCAGTAGCTAGTGGTTCAGATGCAACTTTATCTATTACAGGTATTGATAGTACTTATAATGTTTATATGGTACAGGTTAAAAATATTGTACCAGCTTCAGATGACACTATTGGTTGGAGAGTTACTAAAGGTGGCTCAATACAATCTGATAGTGAGTATGATAATGCAAGACAAGATATGCCGACTGCTGCAAGTTTTCAAGACAATGAGGCACAAAATGCTGATGGTGTAACTAATGCAACTATTGAAAGTACAGGCGATGGATTCTTTGCTACTTTTTATTTATTTAATTTTCCTAATGCAAGTGAATATAGTTTTGGTACTTTTGAACACGTTACTTGGGTAAGTACACCACAAGGATTTGGGGGTGCAGGAGGATTTGTCCATACAGTGGCTTCAGCTAGTGATGGATTAAGTTTTTACTTTACTGGTGGTGCTAATATATCATCAGGTAATTTAGAGTTATACGGACTTAAGAAATAAAAGTGTGTTAATATAGGAGAGATATGGCATTAAAAACATTAGAACAATTTACAGCAGAAGCACAGACAGAGATTGATGCAAAGAAAACAGCCAATGGTGGTGATGGTATGTTTGCTCAAGTCAATAATGTTAGGCGTGAGTTTACAGATGCAGAGTATGACCAAGCTGTTAAAGACTTAGCTGCTTATAAATTAGATCAACAAGATAACAACTATATAAGAGCAAGACAAGAAAGTTATCCAGCTTTAGGCGAACAATTTGATTTATTATACCACGATATGGTAGCTGGAAAAGGCGACAAAACAGGCGAATGGTTTAAAGCTGTTAAAAAAGTTAAGGACGATAACCCAAAGCCTAGTTAATCTTTCATTATGAAAGTATGGATTGACCAAGACCTTTGTACAGGTGATGGTATATGTCAAGAAATTTCCCCAGATGTATTTATTGGTTTAGATGATGGATTATTTTATGTTAAAGATGGAGATAAAATTTATGCTGAAGCAGAAGGTAATGAAGAAGGTGCTAAAGGTTTAGCCACAGTTCCTAAAGGTGAAGAACCTGCAGTTATAGAGTCAGCAGAAGAATGTCCTGGTGAATGTATAATGATAGAACCTGATTGAATTTATGTTATAATATTTCATCATGGATTACATAGTAGGATTTTTATTAGGTTATTATGCTCGTATATTTTTTAAATGGTTAAAAAATCTAGCCGAAGTTAAAATACCTGATAATTATGTTAAAGAAGATTGGGATTGGCTATCCACTGATGACATCCAATAACGGTTACACAAACAAAGAAATGCTCTACCTTATTAGGGAAGAAGTATCAGATCTAAATGAACGCATAGATTTTTTACATGAGAAAATAAATAAATCTCCTACGAGAGCTGAAATTGTTGGTTGGTTAGTTGCTATTAGTAGCACAGCAGCATTTTTAAATACTATAATGTAAAATATGAAAGCTCAAGTTAATCTCGGACAAATATTACAAGGCGGTTTAGCTGCTTTAGTTGGTTGGTTATTTAAAACAGTTAATGATCTACAACAAGAAGTAGCAACACTTAAAGCGCAAGTTATTGCATATCAAGATAGTATTAGTGGGTTTAATCAGAACTTAATCATTATAGAAGAAGTTATTAGAGAGATATTATTTAAGGTTGGTGGATGATGGAATGGAATACTTGCGATTGCAAAGGAAATTGTTACTGCATACCAGGCGGTTAAGTCGTTTAGCTTTAGTCTTATTTTTAATACTTCCTCCTATACCTGTTTATGCAGAAGAAACAACAGTAACTGAGGGTTTTGATAACCAACAAATTAACGAAGATATTACTTTCGTTTATGGTGGTAACGATACTAGCCTTGCTGCCGAAGCTGATTGCGACAACAGTATGGTTCCTGGAGGAATCCACATTGAAGATATGGATTGCCACGGCTCACAGTATTATGGAGCAGATAGATATCAAATCGGATTACGTAGTTCAACAGATGGATTTACGATTGCATTTCCTAACTCAGAAACTAAACCGATTACTGAGGTAGGTTTAAGGTATGGTGCTAGAGAATCTACAGGTACAGCTACTGTTTACTATGATGATGATACAACTTCAACAATAAACTTTATTAACACTTGGGACGCTGCAGATCCACAGACGGCAGAGAACAGCACGGCGACTATAGTAGTAACTGCACCAACAGGTACAACTATCAATGAGATAGTGATACCAGGAGCTTCAGATAACTTAGGTGATTGGTGGCTAATAGATAATGTATATTATAAATATACTGCTACAACTCCTACTACGACTACTACAACTACTACTACTACAACAACTACAACTGTTTATGTTCCGCCTCCTCCTACAGAAGAAGAGCTAAACTTTGAAGAAACAGGTATTTATGAAACTAATGAAGAAAGAAATACTAGAGAAGAAATTGAAGCAACAGCAATACGTGATGAACAAAGATTAGCTAACTTAGAAGAGTATGGTTGTGAGATGACTGATGCTCAGATTGAGCGTGGTGATTGTGATTTTGAAATATATGAGGAAGAATACGAGGAAGAAATATATGAAGAAGAATATGAAGAAGGAGAAGAGCTTCTTGATGATGTCATTGTGGTACTTGAAGTGGCAGATGATGATGAATTTGAAGAACTTGAATTTGAAGAACTTACTGAGGAAGAGATACTTATTCTTGAAGAGGAAATGGAGACTGAGGCTAAGGAGCTTGAACTCTTGGAAGAAGAACTTGAATTCATTGAAGAATTATCAGATGAGGAACTAGAGGAGTTTGTTGAAATAATCCTTGAAGTAGAGGAATACATAGAAGAGCTGGAAGAGTTTGAAGAAATAGAAATTATTATTGAAGAAGATATAGACTTAATAGATGTATTAATAGCTAATGATATATTCCCTCCTGACCCAGAGGAAGTATTAGAAGATTTGGAGAGTGTACAAGATGATCTTATACCTGAAGTTGAAGAAGAATTTATTGATGATGAACCTGAAATTTTGGAAGATGAAGAACCAATTGAAGAGATACTTACTGAAGAAATGGTTGAAGAAGAAGTTGCAGAATTAGAAGAAGTTATTGATATACCTGTAGTTGAAGAAGATTTATCTGAAGAAGAAATTGAAGAAGTTATTGAAGAATATGTTGAAGAGCTTGAAACAGAAGAAGTCGTTGAAGTCTTAGAAGAAGTTAACGACATTGGTGTACAGAATCTATCCGAAGCCACAGAGGAAACACAGGCGGTAGTACAGGCCGTAGTTGAAGAAGCTATTGAAGAGATAGAGGAACTAACAGAAGAACAAGTTGAAGTTGTTGCTGAAGTATTACAAGTAGAAGCAGAAGACGTTGAGATTATTGCTGAAGCTGTTAAGGAAGATGAATCAGTTGCTACTGCAGTAGAAGAATATGTTGAGAGAGCTGTAGAAAATAAAGATGTAGAGAATTATACTCTTGCGGATGTTGTTACAGAGGTGCAGTATGAGGAGTTTCTCGAGAATCCAATAGAAGTTTTTGTGGACTTTGATAACTTAGAAGAAATAACTATTACAAACATTGGTGATGACATGACATCTGATCAGCGAGAAAAAGCTCAAGAAGTTGTAGTGCCAGTTATTCTGACTAGAATAGCTTCTATGGCAGCATTTATAATGAGAAGATCATAATGTTTAAAAAGATATGGTCTTGGTTTGTAGAAATAATTAAAGAAACTTTAAACCTTAGTTGGACTTTAGTTGGTTTAGTTATTGCTACACTTACTCTCACAGGGAGCGCCCAACAGATTACAGGTCTTGCGACTTTAATAACGTTAGGTGTATGGCTTTTAACCATAAGGTTTAGAAAATGAGATGTGGATGTAAATATCTATGCTGTGGGTGCTCACTGCACTGCAATACAAAAAAGGAGAAAGAATGAAACTACAAGTTATTAGACACCAAATGGGAAAAGATGCGACAAATGGTCTACTTTTTATAGACGGACTTTTTGAATGCTACGTTCTCGAAGATCAATATCAGGCAAAGAAGCAAATTCACGAGACGTGTATACCTGAAGGGAAGTATGAAATTAAGCTAAGAACAGTAGGCGGTTTCAACGATCGCTATACCAAGAAGTATCCGACAATGCACAGAGGTATGTTATGGCTACAAGATGTCCCTGGATTTGAATATATATTAATTCATCAAGGGAACCATGACGAGCATACCTCAGGTTGTTTGATAGTTGGAGACACCCAGCAAGATTTAGATGTGAATTTTAACGGTTTTGTCGGCTCAAGTGCTGTAGCGTATAAAAAACTTTATCCAAAAGTGTCTGGGGCCATACTAAAAGGCGAGAAAGTCACCATAGAATATAGCAAAATTGATTTAGATGGTGAATTATCTAATAAATCCACAGATGATGTAATAGGTATACCTCAAGTTATGAAACAACTTGAATCTATTAATGAGAAAGTTTCCAAAATTCAGTTTAAACTGAGTGGGAAAGTAATTGATTAAGGAGACATATGTCAGAAGACTTAAAAGATATGTTAGAGAGAACTGGTTGGACCTTCATTGAAGCGTTCATCGGTGCTTTAACAGTAGCTCCATTGGTTGGTGTAGAAGCTGAAACACTTCAGCTTGCAGCACTTGCTGGTGGTGGTGCAGCTTTGGCTGTAATTAAAACTTACGCTAAAAAACAGATAACTAAGTAGGTATCATGCCAAAATATGGAACTAAAAAGTTAAAGAAAAAAGCTAAAGTCGGAAAATACGGCAAAAAAAGATAATAAAAAACCCTTGAGCTATTGCTAGTCCAAGGGTTTTTTTACATAACTATGAGAGTTATGTATTAACTTTATTATAGTCTAGAAAGCACTGTCTTTAGGTGCTTCAACTGTTACTTTAATTGGGAAAGTTTTCACAATATTAAAGTAATCACTACCTTCTTCTTTATCAATCTCAATTCCAATAGGTTTCCCTATATAATTATCTGGATTAAATTCCATCTCACCAGCTTTGAGTTCAACATGAAGTGATTTCATTACCTCAATTAGTTTCCATTTAGAGCTTTTAGTAAACATAGTCCACATTTTGAACATAGTTCCCATAGCTTCTATCTCCCATACCCAACCTTCATTTCCAGCTTCGCTGAGGTGGTCTTTCACAGAGACAACTTTGCCTTCGTAATCTCCTGCCTCTAATACAAAGCTACCTGAACCTTGGATATCATCTTCACTTATACTTATTTTTTTTGAATCAACCATTATTTTCCTCCAATTGATCATAGAGAAAGTAATCTTCTTGGGCCCATAAATGTAAACCTAAGCTAACTCTCATAGCGCAACGTTTATGTGCATCAGAAATAGCAAGTTTTAATCTCTCGCCATTATGCATTCTTTCTCCTGTTTTTTTATTTGTTACTTTATATGGTTTGTCAACAGAACCGCCTTCTTGAATAGTGACTACCTCACCATCAATCTTGAATTTCATTTCAAGAACGACTCCGACTAGACATTTACCATATTCCTTATGTTCATCATAGATTTCTCGTACGACAGTTTGGTCATAAGGACCCAAATGCAATAACAATCTCTGTGTTACTGCAGTATGCTCAACATAATCTCCGAACTTTCCAGGAGCTGCGTCCTTTACAAGTCCTGCAAAAGGTTGAGCTAAAGCTTTAAGATCTTTCAAATCTCTCACCTTCTTCCATATTGACAGCCCATTTAGGTGCGGAAGCACTACTGCAATTTATTATGAGTAGTCTAGATTCATCATCTATGTTCCTCGCTAAAAAGGTATCTCTTATAGTCTGAGGATTTTTACCCCTCATTTCAGAGATAGTATCTAGTGCTCTTAATTTAGGAATAAACTTAGACCCAACAATCGCACACAATACGCCTATCTTATCTTCTTCTACATCGCCTAATAGCCATCTAAAGAAATTAGGCAAATCTAAAACTTCGTATTTATAAGGTTTTGTTGAATGAAATACAGTATCGTTTAATTTAAAGGTACCTCTATTTTCAACATCTTTTCTAATAAAGTTTTCAGCATGATTTTTGACTACCTTTGTACACTCTTCAGCATTTCTCAAAGGTATTCTTGCTAAAACTAAATCTTCTGCTGGAGCTTTTTCTATAAACTCTCCAACTTTAGTATCGCCTATTTCATCAGCGGTGTATATTTCTTTTGCTAATTCTAACGCCTCTTGCGTTGAATAAATGTTCTCCATAATAACCTTCCTTTTTTAAGGTGGGCAACTTATAGACAATTTTTTACCGTACATAACAGGGAAAGAAAGGCACCTATAAGTTGCTTCCACCTGAGTACATAACTATATTAATAACCTCTCGTTTTTAAGTTATAAAATACTTAAATTATCCCAACCATCTTTATTTATAGTTAAAGTAAGGACTCCTGGGTGGTTCCACATACCTGTTCGCTCAGTAAAATCAATGCTTTTATCGATACTAGGGCATTGAAACCAGACTCTATCACCTTGTTGTAAGCTACGAAAATGGTGGTAATGCGCGGTTATAAGAATTTGAGCCTGCCCCGAAGGAAGCCATCCAAACATTTGTCCTTTCCACCAATTAAGTATTTTATTGGTTGGATCCCCACTGCCACCGCTCATATGCCCGTGAGTAAAAGCTACCTTTTTACCATAAATGTCTAAAACTTGATGAAATCCATCAGCAACATCTACTTTTACCTTTTTATATCTAGGATTTTTTTCCATTATTTCACCACAAATCTCTAGATGCATTGTATCTGAGTTATCTAAGCGGTCTGTAGTCACTTTTCCCTTCCCAGACCTAGACATTTCGCCGTGATTTCCTGGTACACCAGCTAAAACTATCTCATCAACTAACGGTAAGAAGGTATCTACACATCTCATTATCAATTTTCTAGCTAGATGATACTGTTGTGCTAATGAAAGCTCTATATTAAATGGTTGGGAGTCGTAATACCCAAAACAATTTTCCGTGAGGTCACCCATTCCAACTAGGTAAACTTTACTGATTTTCACACCTGCCTTACGGAGTGCCTTAATCCTTTCTACACCGCTTGTAAGGGCCAATTCAAGGCGCTTAACGGTGTTTTCAACCCCTAGAT